GCCTCGGTGACGGTGCCGAAATAGCGATTACCTAAATCAGCATCACAAGTGCTTACATCAATGGAAACTTCCATGCCTTCGATTAATTCTGGCAAGTTGTAAGTTTGGCTTACAGGTTGGCTACCCTGAAGCATGGCGGCGCGGTGACACCAGATAATCCAGCCAAGCGCCATATCCCATGCCATGTATTCTCTATCGCCATTTTTTGCCCTACGGCGATCTACAGATTCCCCGAAACGCTTCTCCATAAATAATTCATAGGCTGCTCGTTCATCCGATACTGCTGCCAGTGATGCCAGTGATGCCAGTGCAATTTTTAATGCGGTAAGCATGTTGTTTTGATCTTCATCGAGTCCGAACGGTATTTCATCCCGTGCTGACTCAATGCTGGTAATCGTGTTCTGTAACCATTCTTTGGTAAGAGTATTCATAACTATTTCACTTTAATCTCAATATTTCGCAGCTTTAGCTCTACTGGCAGGTCTGACTTTCCTGTTAATGCTAATGCGAGATTTTCAGGAGTAATGAGAGCAGTTATTGTTTTCCCCCTCGCCAGACGAATAATCATTCGTATCTCGCAATCGTCACATGCTCCCGGTCGAACAATTGAGATTTGTCCGTTCATCTCACTTCCCCTTCACACCAATGTTGGCGGCGGCGCGCTCGGCTTCACTTTGTTCCCAAAACCACTTGTGAAGCGCCATAAGCTTTTCGTCAATCGGTGCATATTTGCGATTAAAGTAGGCCTGAGCATCTTTCTCAGATTCGTCCGGTAATTCGCCAGGGCCAAACAGTGTGTTATAAATCCATGCCAGTCCGCTCTTAGCGTCGCCAGTTGCCTGCCATTCGATAATGGCAGCCTGCATGACCAGAATGTTTTTCCCGATTAATAGGTCCAGTTCTTTGTACCGGTTGCGGATGTATGCATTCTCGCTTTGTAATTCAGCGTTTCGCTTCTCTGCTGCTTCCAGCTCATCCAGCAGCGCCAGCACAACCTGCGGTGTGACTTTCATACGAAATGCCAGCAATTTTTGTGGTGTGGCTACTATTTTTATTGCTTCTGCCGCCTCACGCAGTGCCTGATAGTTAATTTTGGTTGTCATGCCACCACCTCTTCGAATTTCAACTCCAATTGATCACCCCAGATTTCACATGACTCTGAACACGAGCCGGTATCGAATCGCCTGGCTTGCACCATCGCCTGATACAAATTTCTGTAGTCGCTGTCGGCATACATTCTGGCAATCCCGTCAAGGCTCAGATGACCACGGTACATAACGTCTTTATTTGTCTTTCGGTGACCATCCCGGACGTGTTTACCTGTAACCAGCTCATTAAAAACTCGCATCAGACCAGGTTCGTCTTTACATGCAAGCCCCAGCTTTTGCGTGGACTTTTTGATGCAGAAAACACAGTTCCCGAGGTGCTCCGGGGTTTGCAAATCAAAAGGTTGTTTATGCCACCACCGGATAACATCCGACTTATCAAAATCAGATAGCTCGGCAAGATACCGGACGCCCGATTTCGGTTTCAGCCTACGAGGTTCGTCTGCACGAATACCCAGCCATGTGATGTAATTCCCTCGTCCGAAATGGTCATCGCAGTATTTTGTGAAGGGGGTGAGTTTTAATCTGTCAGTGCAGAACGCGCCGCCGATGTATGGCGTGCCATATTTTTTTACCATGTCCATAAACGGTTTAAGCACCGGCATTCGTGTCTGAATATCCTTTGGTTCCCATTCCGTATAACCATTTGGCTGCCCAAGCTCTGGATTTATATCGACCTGCAACACAGTTAGCGATATGCCCCAGAACTTCACAACCTCCCGAATAAAGCGGTATGTCAGCGGATGTTCGCAACCGGTATCCATAAAGATGTAGCAGACGTTATTGCCAGCCTTTCTTTGTTCTTCCATCAGGTGAACAAGATATGCAGATGTTCTCCCGCCAGAAAAACTAACTACATGAGTTATGCGCATTTGCGTAATTCCGATAACTCGTTGAAGCGTTCCATAAACATCCCGTAGGCATGGCCCGGTGCCAGTGGAATCACGTTGAACATCTCTGTTGCCGGGATGCCTTCCAGTACAGGCCAGAAAGAGCCATCATCAAGCCCGAGATCACGGCGTTCGGTTGCCAGCATGATGAGATCGGCATATTTCACGGGCGTACTCATAACCGGGGGTAACCCGTATTTCTCACGGATTACGGCGTCTATTTTTTCTTCCATCCGTTTATAGTCAGGAAGAAGGCGTTTCAGTGGCGCGGGGATGTCCTGGCAATACGCTTCTGTTGCATCATGCATTAACGCTTCAAAAGCAAATTCCTGCGGCACCAGCCGGCTGCAAAGCACCGCATGTTGGGCGACGCTGTAGAAGTGTGAAAGATGACCGGCAAAGCGACAGATATTTGAAAGGGAAACCGCGATATCGTTAATATCGATGTTGTCTTTATTTATCCTGTCATAATAAAAATGCTTCCCGGAAAAAGTTTTAATAAATGACATTTTGTTCTCCACTTTATATGCGCTGCACCGCGCTGAATTCTGCTAAAAGGAAGCTCTCACCATCCGGTGATTATTGAGTTAATTACGTTTCCATAAATGCCCCCGCAGGGGCATTTGCAGTAATGAAATCAGGCGGTGAAAGTACCAATAAAGGTTTCTACTTTGCTGTCCTTGAATTTCTCAACAAGCAGATCACGAAATTCGTTAGCCATTTCTTCCTGCATCGCTTCCAGCTGAATAATGCGCAGAACCAGTACAGGACGATCGCCAGTGATAATGCTGAGGCGTAATTTAAACGGACGTTCTTTCAGACCTTCAAACGGAACGCATTTAAATTCAAATGCCACTGGCATAATGTCTTTTGTCTTCGCTTCGACAGACTCCATCAGGGAGCGTTTGCCGCTGAAGTCATTATCTTCAAAATCAGCGGTCTGGTTTGCTTCAATCGTGATTTTACGGACTGCCGCAGCCGCTTTTGTTGCCTGAATAGCGTCACCATTGGCATCAAAGCCCACAAGGTAGTCGGCCCAGTCTTCAATCCATTCTGCCAGTGACTTCTGGGAGTTACGCTCGCCGTTAACAGACAACAGGGCAGAGAACGGTGCTGTCTTTTTCAGTTTGAGAGTGGCGGTGTTATCTGCGTGACCTGGTTCATCAATAGTACCCAGGTTAAGTACACTGACGGCACGCATATTATCAGCATCGATAAAGCAGCTGGTGCCTTCATCTGCAAGATCTTTAGAATAACGGGTAAAGTCATCGATGCTGGCAGTGGAAAGCGCACCACGGAAACGGAAGCGATTTAAATTAAATTTTTCCAGATCATGAATGCGGAAATTCTCAGGCAATGCCACAGCATCGGCACCAATCTTACTGATAATTTCATTAACACCCTGAGCAGAAATAAGGGCATGGATTTGATTAATTGCGGTTGCGTCTAAGTTCTGAGACATAATAAGTCCTCACTATATAAAAATATTCAGTGATGAGATAAATAATCAGTTTATTAAAAACGATATTAATGACCTGCTGCGCGGAGTTTTCCGTCAGGTTCACCGGCAAGAGTCAGTAATTGTCCCTGGTCTTCCTGCAGAATAGTCAGGCGACCACCGCGATTGACATACATCGGCGTTTCGGTGGTGTCTTCTTCGGAAATTTTCCCGCGGTTAGTCGGGCGAATATATGAGAGTTTGTGTTTGATTTTCACACGGTTCTCATCAAATGGTTCGATTTCCAGGTTGAGTGAGACCTTCCCTTTGGTTTTCGTGTTCATCACACCGGAAGCGACTTCACTGAGAACTGCGCCGATTTTGGTTTCAAATACGCCGCCGTCCAGCTCCCCGATAAATGCCTGCACATCAGTACTGCGTTCGCTAGCCATTTTGCTGTTCCTCATCATATCGACCCTGCAAGGTCGGTTGGTTTCTCCACAAAACAGAGAAGAACACCTGCGGTGGCAGCCGCCCGGATGGATTGGGTTATGAGCCCGTCGTCCGGTGATGCTCTTCTCTGTTTTGTAAAAAGAGCGGTACCAGCCGGAAGCAAGTGTACAAACTGGCACCGCCAAAGCAGTGGCTGTTGTGGTGGGGTTGTCACTCAGGCGTATGGTCAACCTGACAATCCGGTGTCCTCAACGGGGAAAGAGTAACCCCGCCATACTTACCGCCGCGCCATTTCGCGGATTACCACAACGCTGAGAGCACTTAGCCAGTTACGGCACCACACTTTGTCGCGGTTCCATAAATGCCCTCATCGTTGCACCCTGGTCTCTTCCCAGGCGTCAAACCGGATCGCCGCGCTGGTTAGGCGTCTTATCAGCATCATCATTGACTTGCACATTCCGGCTACCTGGTTTGTTTGCCCGAGCAAGGAGTGGATTGTCCCCTTTAACGTCCCCAGACCGCTAACGACGCATGTGCCATACGCCGTGTTACAACCAAATTTTGTCAGGACCTTGTTTGTTGGTCTGGAAAGAAAGATAAAATGAAATTGCGTAACGTGCAAGTATTTTATTGCGAGATATGCAATAGCGTGAGTAATGAAAAGCCACCTTCTGGTGGCTAATTGATGTTGAGGTAGGGGGTTAATTGTGTCGCTTAAGGGTTTGTGACTGACTGATTAAGACCTTTCCAAAGACCATAAACCGGTGTTCGTTTTCGCTGGTAATTCCCCATTCGCGGTAAATCTGATTATCAGAAATTACCAGCAGTTTATCAGGTATCATTTGCAGTCGTTTGACGTAAATTTTATCATCAAAACCAAATACATATATACCATCCCCATCAAACTGATTGATACTGATATCAACGAAGATGAGATCTCCTGGCTCAATGGTTGGACACATACTGTCCCCACGAACGTTGATAACTTTAATGTGATTTGCTGGTCGTCCACCAAACATCGATACAGCATTATCAGTTCTGTATTCAATGGCATGAATCACATCAATGACATCACCGCCCTGGATAAGGCCATTTCCCGCACTGGCACTGACATCCAGCATTTCAATACGGAATACATCCTTCACCTGCGCAACATCCTCACTAATACTGTTTTTACATACAGTATTACTTTTGAGGTCTGAGGTAAAGAGATCAGCAATATCAACACCTAAGCTCCTGGCAATATTACTCAGGGCTTGTTCAGTGAATTGTTTCTGCTTACCTGTTTCGAGGCGCGAGATATTCGCCGCATCCACTCCTATTGCTTCAGCGAGATCGGCGATTTTCATGTTCTTCGCCTGGCGAAGTTGTCTGACTCGATTTCCTATGTTCATGCGTTTATTACATTTCTTTATTGCGCGTTAAGCAAATCAACTTGCGCAAAATATTTGCGTGAAATAATATGCTCATCACGCAATATGTGGAGGTTATATGCAATCACCATTACGGAATGTGCGTAAGGCGCACGGATTTACTTTGCAGCATGTTGCTGCGGGCGTTCAGGTCAATCCAGCGACGCTGAGTCGTATTGAAAGACTGGAACAAATTCCATCTATCGATCTTGCAGAACGTCTGGCCAATTTTTTTAAGGGTGAAATCAGCGAAATGCAGATTCTTTATCCGGCACGTTTTCAATCTAGCCAAAACCAGAATGGGTTTAAACCACAGGAACAGGAGGTAAGCCGTGGGTAAGCATCATTGGAAAGTGGAAAAACAACCTGAGTGGTACGTGAAAGCTGTCAGAAAAACTATCGCGGCATTGCCAGGGGGTTACGCTGAAGCTGCTGACTGGCTGGATGTAACAGAGAACGCTTTATTCAACCGCCTTCGTGCAGATGGCGATCAGATTTTCCCGTTGGGATGGGCAATGGTTTTACAGCGTGCTGCTGGCAATCACCACATTGCGGATGCTGTCGCACAGTCTGCTGGTGGGGTGTTTGTATCACTTCCTGAAATTGAGGAAGTAGAGAACGCCGATATCAACCAGCGCCTGCTGGAGGTCATTGAACAGATCGGCAGTTATTCCAGACAGATTCGTTCAGCAATTGAAGACGGGGTGGTGGAACCACACGAGCAGGCAGCAATTAACGACGAGCTGTACATGTCAATTTCGAAGCTGCAGGAGCATGCAGCACTGGTCTACAAAATCTTTTGCGCTCCAGAAAAGAGTGACGCCCGCGAGTGTGCAGCTCCGGGCGCCGTGGCGTTTTGTGTCTGTGGAGAAACTAACGCATGAACAGTTTAACAACACACTACCGTCGCTCGCAACTGATTGCGCTTCCTGTACCGGGTGGAAAAGCGAAGGTGGAGTATTGCTATGCAGTGAATGTACCAGGTGACAGGGAAATTGTAACCCACAGCTTTGCAGAGTGGGCTGTGGGTGATTTCAACCGGCAGAAGGAGACAGTCCTTTGCGACAAGTTAACCGCTGGTTCAAAGATCACTACGGAGTGCCCGTCAGAGTCATTCGTTGGGAGCCGGAAACACAACGGGTTATCTACCTCCGTGAAGGCTATGAACATGAATGCTTCAGTCCGCTCGAACAGTTTCGTCGTAAATTCAGGGAAATAGAGGTCGGTCATGAGCCTGTTAATGACATCCCAGCCCATTGTGATAAATCGTGATCTTGCATGCCGTATTGGTCTGAATGAGGCAATTGTGTTGCAGCAGCTTCATTACTGGCTGAATGAAACGAATTCAGGCACTGAGCATGGCGGAATTCGCTGGGTTTATAACACGACAGAACAGTGGCTGGAGCAGTTTCCGTTCTGGTCAGAGTCCACTCTGAAACGCACATTTGCAAGCCTGAAATCACTTGGGGTTTTGCGTCGCGAGCAACTCAATAAATCGAAGCGTGACATGACCAACTTCTACACGATCAACTATGAAAGTGAGCTTTTAGAAGAGGTCAAAGTGAACGAATCGATCAGGTCAAAATGCACTTCTCCATCGGGTCAAAGTGACCTGATGGATGGGCGCAAAATGACACGATCCATTGGTTCAAAACGACACGCTGTCATCGGGTCAAAATGGCCCAATGATCTTACAGAGAATACAACAGAGATTACTACAGAGAATAAAACCTCTTCTCGTCCGGACGCTTCGCAACCGGACACGCAAACGGCTGAACAGGAGTTTTTAACTCGCCATCCTGATGCGGTTGTATTCAGCCCTAAAAAGCGCCAGTGGGGAACGCAGGATGATTTGACCTGCGCACAGTGGCTCTGGAAAAAAATCATCGCCCTGTACGAGCAGGCCGCCGAATGTGACGGCGAGGTGGTTCGTCCCAAAGAACCGAACTGGACAGCCTGGGCAAACGAAATTCGCCTGATGTGTGTGCAGGATGGTCGTACTCACAAACAAATCTGCGAGATGTACAGCCGCGTCAGCCGCGATCCGTTCTGGTGCCGTAACGTGCTCAGCCCGTCGAAGTTGCGGGAAAAATGGGATGAGCTTTCCCTGCGCTTATCGCCGTCCGTCAGCACGCACACAGAAAAACGTGAAGACCCGTACTTCAAAGCCAGTTACGACAACGTGGACTACAGCCAGATCCCGGCAGGATTCAGGGGGTGATCATGAGTCTTTTGAATGAAGTTCAGAAATTCATTGAAGCCCATCCGGGGTGTACTTCCGGAGACATTGCGGATGCTTTTGCAGGTTACTCACGGCAGCGCGTTCTGCAGTCAGCAAGCAAGTTACGTCAGAGTGGGCGTGTGGCTCACCGTTGTGAAGGAGATACACGCAGACATTTCCCACGCCTGACTGAGAGAGCGCAGGAGCCGGAACCACAACCAGTTCGTGAAACCAGACCTGTGCGCAATTTCTATGTCGGCACTAACGATCCCCGGGTGATTTTGTGCCTGACCCGCCAGGCGGAAGAACTGGAGTCCAGGGGCCTATACCGTCGTGCTGCAACGGTGTGGATGGCGGCATTCCGTGAAAGCCACTCCCAGCCAGAACGAAACAATTTTCTGGTGCGTCGTGAGCAGTGTTTACGGAAAAGCAGCAAGCGCGCTGTATCGGGTGATGAGTGGTATCTGTCAGGGAATTACGTGGGGGCTTAATGAGTAATAAATATTGCCAGGAGCTGGTGGAACTGCGGAACAAACCAGCCCATGAACTGAAGGAAGTGGGTGATCAGTGGCGCACGCCGGACAACATTTTCTGGGGAATTAACACCCTGTTTGGCCCGTTTGTTCTGGATCTGTTCACTGACGGTGATAACGCCAAATGTGCCGCGTATTACACGGCGGAAGACAACGCGCTGGCGCATGACTGGTCAGAACGCCTTGCGGAGCTTAAAGGTGCTGCCTTTGGTAATCCTCCATACAGCCGCGCCAGTCAGCATGAGGGGCAATACATCACCGGCATGCGTTACATCATGAAACATGCCAGTGCCATGCGTGATAAGGGCGGGCGCTATGTTTTCCTGATCAAAGCTGCCACCAGCGAAGTGTGGTGGCCGGAAGATGCAGATCATATTGCTTTTATTCGCGGGCGTATTGGTTTTGAACTGCCTGTCTGGTTTATCCCGAAAGACGAGAAGCAGGTACCGACAGGAGCTTTTTTCGCTGGTGCTATTGCTGTTTTTGACAAGACCTGGAAGGGACCGGCAATCAGCTACATCGGGCGCGATGAACTTGAGGCATGTGGTGAGGCGTTTCTGGCGCAGGTTCGCCAGCAGGCGGAAAAACTGGTCAGGGAGATGGCGGCATGACGACATTAACTCAATGCCAGCAGCAGGTGCTGGATATGCTGATTTCTTATCAGAAAGAGCGTGGCTTTCCGCCAACCAATCAGGAGGTGGCAACCATGCTGGGATACCGTTCAGTGAATGCAGCGGTGGAGCATCTTCGCGCACTGGAGAAAAAAGGCGTCATCACGATAAAGCGTGGCGTGGCCCGGGGGATAACGCTTCATACCGCGGTGAAGGACGACGACAGCGAGGCGGTCGGGATTATCCGCGCACTGCTTGCCGGTGAGGAAAACGCAAGGCTGCGTGCAACCCACTGGTTACATGAGAGGGACCTGAAAGTATGAAGCTGATCCTGCCTTTTCCGCCCAGCGTGAACACGTACTGGCGACACCCCAACAAAGGGGCATTTTCTGGTAAGAGCCTGATAAGCGCGGCGGGGCGAAAATTTCAGAGCGCGGCGTGCGCAGCAATAGTTGAGCAGTTACGTCGTCTGCCAAAACCAACGTCGGCACCTGCTTCAGTGGAGATCGTGTTGTTTCCTCCGGATAACCGGATCCGCGATCTGGACAACTATAACAAGGCGCTGTTTGACGCCCTGACCCACGCGGGTGTGTGGGAAGACGACAGACAGGTGAAAAGAATGCTGGTGGAGTGGGGACCGGTTATCCCGGAAGGGAAGGTCGAGATCACTATCAGTAAGTACGAGAAAACGGCGGGTGCAGCCGCCTGAGCAAAAGGAGAAACGAAGTATGAATAATCTGATGGTCATTGATGGTATTGAAGTTCGTCGTGATGCTTATGGGCGTTACAGCCTGAACGATCTGCATCGCGCAGCAGTAGCATCTGGTGCAAATGCCAGAACCAAGGAGCCGGGAAAGTTTCTTTCCAGCCAACAAACTGTTGAGCTTGTTCATGAATTGACCAACACCCAGAATTTGGGTGTTGACCCGGTGAGTGTGATTCATGGGGGAAATGAACGGGGAACGTATGTCTGTAAGGAACTGGTGTATGCCTATGCAATGTGGATCAGCCCGTCATTCCATCTGAAGGTGATCCGTACTTTCGATATGGTAACCAGCGCGCCGGAAAAGTTATCCGGACAGGCTGCTGACAAGATGCAGGCTGGCGTGATTCTGCTGGACTTTATGCGCCGGGAGTTAAACCTGTCTAACTCATCTGTGCTTGGTGCCTGTCAGAAACTCCAGGAGGCTGTTGGCTTACCGAATCTGGCACCGCGCTATGCCATTGATGCTCCTGCTGACGCGCCTGATGGCTCAAGTCGCCCTACGCTGTCGCTGAGTGCACTGCTGAAACAGTATGGTATCCGCCTTACGGCTAATCAGGCATATCACCAGATGGCGAAGCTGGGGATCGTCGAACAGCGCGAACGATACAGCCGTACAGCGATTAACAACATCAAAAAATTCTGGTCGCTGACGGCGAAAGGCTGCATGTTCGGCAAGAACATCACCAGTCCCGCAAATCCGCGCGAGACGCAGCCGCATTTCTTCGAATCCCGATTCCCAGAGCTGTTAAAGCTGCTCGATACCGTTCATTGAGGTGACCGTGAGAGCACTACTGACCCCTGAAATTGCCCCGCGTATGGGGATCGTATTGTTCAGGCCAGGTTCAGAGCTGATGCCCTTGTTTATGCAGGGGCGTGTCCTGCTGGAGCCTGAGCCGGAACGTTATTCATCTTTCGCCAGTGGTGCCGTTCCCGCGGCATCACAACCGCTGGCGGATGATCCTGCCGTTCGGGCCGTGTTCCGCAATGAGGCAGTGATCCGTCGTGCTGGTGGCGTGGAATGTCTTGAAAGCTGGTTACTTCGTGAAAAAGGCTGCCAGTGGCTTCATTCCGACTGGCACAGCGAGAACATGACAACAATGCGACACGCTCCGGGCGCAATCCGTCTGTGCTGGCACTGCGATAACCAGCTGCGCGATCAGTTCACGGAACGGCTGGAATCAATGGCAACGGATAACTGTGCCCGCTGGGTGTTGTCTGTTGTGCGTCGGGATCTCGGTTTTGATGACAGTCACGTTGTGACAATGCCGGAACTGTGCTGGTGGCTGATTCGTAATGACCTGGCGGACGCCTTACCGGAAAGTGCAGCCCGTAAGGCACTGAGATTACCGAAGCCTGTTGTGCCGTCTGTCACCCGGGAAAGTGACCTTGTGCCTTCGGTTCCTGCCACCAGCATCATCCAGGATAAGGCGAAAAAGGTGCTGGCGCTGAAAGTGGATCCGGAGTCGCCGGAGTCTTTTATGTTACGCCCAAAACGTCGCCGCTGGGTTAATGAAAAGTACACGCGCTGGGTTAAGACACAGCCGTGTGCATGTTGTGGAAAGCCCGCTGATGATCCCCACCACCTGATAGGTCACGGTCAGGGTGGAATGGGAACAAAAGCGCATGACCTTTTTGTGTTGCCTTTGTGCAGAAAGCATCACGACGAGCTGCATGCGGATACCGTGGCATTTGAAGAGAAGTATGGCTCCCAGCTGGAGCTGATATTTCGTTTTATCGATCGTGCGCTGGCAATAGGTGTACTGGCGTAAGTGGAGAACGAGCATGAACCTTGAAGCCTTACCGAAATATTACTCCCCAAAATCTCCAAAATTGAGCGATGACGCACCGGCGACAGGCTCTGGTGGTTTAACAATTACGGATGTGATGGCTGCGCAGGGGATGGTGCAGTCGAAAGCACCGCTTGGGTTTGCCTTATTCCTGGCAAAAGTTGGTGTTCAGGATCCTCAGTTTGCGATTGAAGGTCTGCTCAATTACGCGATGGCACTGGATAACCCGACATTGAATAAATTGAGTGAAGAAACCCGGCTACAGATTATTCCTTACCTTGTGAATTTTGCCTTTGCTGATTATTCCAGGTCTGCGGCAAGTAAGGCTCGCTGTGAGCATTGTGCTGGTACTGGATTTCATAATGTATTGCGCGAAGTGGTGAAACACTCCAGAAGCGGGGAATCTGTTATCAAGGAAGAGTGGGTGAAGGAACTATGTCAGCATTGTCATGGTAAGGGAGAAGTCAGCACAGCGTGCAGAGGGTGTAAGGGTAAAGGTATTGTCCTGGATGAAAAAAGAACCCGGCTTCATGGTGCGCCTGTTTATAAGGTTTGTGGGCGTTGCAATGGAAACCGGTTTAGCCGTTTACCAACCACACTGGCGCGGCATCATGTCCAGAAGCTGGTACCGGATCTGACGGATTATCAGTGGTACAAAGGATATGCAGATGTCATTGATAAACTGGTTACAAAGTGCTGGCAGGAAGAAGCATATGCAGAGACACAATTGAGAAAAGTGACAAGATAAATGATTTTCGCCGAAGATGGCGACATGATGCTTGCATTTTTCAAAAAATATGGATAAGATTTTCCCAACGATGGGCTTTGTATGTCTACCGTTGATAAGATTTAAGAACCCGCCACTGAGCGGGTTTTTTGTACCTGTAAACTTGGTGCAGTACAGTAAACACGCTGGTGGTCGTGAATACTGACTTTTTATCTTGCTGGATTTTTAGACAAGAGTTATTGGTATGTCATGTTAACCAGAAGGGAAAAAGACATGCTAAAACAGCAAGATATGACAGAAACCGCCGCCGCAGTCCTTCATTTCTTACCTGCTGACAAGTGGGTAACGCCACGCATGATGACGAGAACTACCGGAGTAAGCGAAGCCCGGTGCCAGTTAATACTGACTCAGTTAGTTCTGGCGGGTCTGGCGAAGGATAACGGCGGGTACGGGAATAAATTCAGACGCTGCCAGTAATGGCGGTTTCCTGCTGTGAAAATGGGCGGCTGGTGGGTGTTGGTAGCACCTGCCAGCCATTCGCTCATGCTTACTGGTCACAAGCGAACCACGGCCCACTGCTTTAGCGCAAAAGCAGAGTGAGCCTACCAGAGTTACGCTTACTGATCCATGAAAAATACTGTAAAAATAAACAGTGTTGATTTAATCAACGCTGATTGCCTGCATTTTATTCAGTCCCTGCCTGATGATTCCATTGACCTGATTGTTACCGATCCGCCTTACTTCAAGGTGAAACCTAACGGTTGGGACAATCAGTGGAAAGGGGACGAAGATTACCTTAAGTGGCTGGACCACTGTCTGGCCCAGTTCTGGCGGGTGTTGAAACCTGCCGGAAGCCTTTACCTGTTCTGTGGGCATCGCCTGGCATCTGATATTGAGATCATGATGCGTGAACGTTTCAACGTGCTTAACCATATCATCTGGGCGAAGCCGTCCGGACGTTGGAATGGGTGTAATAAAGAAAGTCTGCGCGCATATTTTCCTGCCACAGAGCGCGTTCTGTTTGCTGAACATTACCGGGGGCCATATCGCGGCAAAAGTGACGGCTATGCGGCAAAAGAAAGGGAACTCAAACAGCACATAATGGCACCGCTGATATCGTATTTCAGGGATGCTCGTGCCGAACTGGGTATAACGGCAAAACAAATTGCCGAAGCCACAGGTAAGAAAAATATGGTTTCCCACTGGTTTGGTGCCAGTCAGTGGCAGTTGCCGAATGAGGCTGACTATCGGAAGTTACAGGCACTGTTTTCCCGTATAGCGGCAGAGAAGTTTCAGGAACAACAACTGGAACAACCACACCACCAGCTGGTGGCATCTTATGATTCACTGAATCGCAAATATTCTGAATTGCTGGATGAGTTTAAATCTCTCCGGCGCTATTTCTCCGTATCAGTCTCCGTGCCTTATACCGATGTCTGGACGCATAAGCCCGTTCAGTTCTACCCGGGTAAACATCCGTGCGAGAAACCGACGGATATGCTCCGGCAAATAATCAATGCCAGTAGTCGACCTGGTGATCTGGTTGCTGATTTCTTTATGGGATCCGGTTCCACAATAAAAGCAGCAATGGCGCTGGGGCGTCGGGCGTTAGGTGTTGAACTTGAGTCAGAGCGGTTTAATCAGACGGTGAAAGAGGTAAGTGAACTGGTGGGGAAATAATTCTGGTGGCCACGTTGCGTGGCCTTTTTATTTCCAACACAGCACCCGCAAATATCGCGAGGTGAGAGATGACGAAATGCCTCATAACCCAAATACCTGGCCGGACTGGCTGGAGTTGTTTCAGAGCTGGTGGCGTGGAGACACACCGCTGGGTGCAGTGATTATGTCGATCGTTATGGCTGGTTTGCGCATCGCCTATTTTGGCGGTGGTGGTGGCTGGAAGCGAAAAACGCTCGAGATTTTGCTCTGTGGCGCTCTGACGCTGACCTTTGCATCCGCTCTTGAATATGTCGGATGGCCTAAATCGCTTTCTGTTGCCATTGGTGGTGGCGTGGGGCTGATCGGTGTCGATGCTATTCGTGGGGCTGCAATGCGAGTAATCGGTAACAAATTTGGTAGCTCGAAGGAGTAATTTATGCAGGCACTAAATTCCCAGCGTAAAGCTTTCCTGGATATGGTGGCATGGTCAGAAGGAACGGATAACGGGCGACAACCGACACGTAACCACGGTTATGATGTTATTGTTGGTGGCGAACTGTTCACTGATTACTCCGATCACCCTCGCAAACTTGTCACGCTAAACCCAAAACTCAAATCAACAGCCGCCGGACGTTACCAGCTTCTTTCCCGTTGGTGGGATGCCTATCGTAAGCAGCTTGGCCTGAAAGACTTCTCTCCGAAAAGCCAGGACGCTGTGGCATTGCAGCAGATTAAGGAGCGTGGCGCTTTACCGATGATTGATCGCGGTGATATCCGTCAGGCTATCGATCGTTGCAGCAATATCTGGGCGTCGTTACCTGGTGCAGGTTATGGTCAGTATGAACATAAAATCAGTGATCTGATTTCCCGGTTTAAAGAGGCTGGTGGGGTGGTAAATGAAGTTGAGCTATAAGCTGGTTATCGCTGCATTCTTCTTTACTGTCATCGGTTCTTTCATCTGGTCTGCCAACCACTACTACAGCAAATATCAGCACGAAAAGAAACGTGCTGATGAGGCTGTACAAAATGCCAAATCGGCAACTGTCATTACCAATAACGTCCTGCAATCACTGCAAATCGTCAATACAGTTCTGGAGGCTAACCAGCATGCAAAACAGCAGATCACACTGGAGTCACAGAGAACCCAGGAAGATATCAAAGTGGCTGTTGCGGATGATGATTGTGCTTCACGTCCTGTGCCTGCTGCCGCTGCTGACCGGTTGCGGAAGTACGCGAACAGTTTACGTACCGATTCCGGCGGTACCGTTGCCAGCAAGCCTGACTACTGAAACTCCCCAGCCAGTCATTCCCGAGCCGCTGACCTATGGGGCCAGTCTGGATCTGAATGTGAGCCTGCTTTCGGCGTTGGGACAATGCAATATTGACAAAGCGGGGATTCGAAGTATCGAGATGCGCCGTAACGCTTTGCTGGCAGCAGGCAAATAGTCCGGACAAAGATCAGGAATATATTTATGCCCCCTCGAACTCCAAAAGCCTGCCGCGTTCGCGGCTGCCGTAATACCACGACAGACCCGTCAGGCTACTGCGAAAGCCACAAAAGCGAAGGCTGGAAGCAATACAAGTCAGGACAATCCCGTCATCAGCGCGGTTATGGTTCTAAGTGGGATGTTATCCGTGTGCGTGTGCTGCAACGTGACAAAGGCCTGTGTCAGTTATGTCTGCGTGCCGGTGTGGCGCGTGAAGCGAAAACCGTTGACCACATCATCCCTAAAGCACATGGCGGCACTGATGCCGACAGTAATCTGCAGAGTCTGTGCTGGCCGTGTCATAAGGCGAAGACGGCCCGTGAACGGCTTAAGTGATAATAACTCTCAACTGTCTGAGGGGAGGGGCGGGTCAAATCTCTGTGACCTGACGTCTTCCGGACTGCCCGCCCCATCGTTTTTTTATACCCGCGAAAAATGAAATTTAACCAGGAGTGCCGCATATGGCTGGAACGGCGGGGCGTTCCGGGCGTCGCCCCAAGCCAACGGCGCGCAAGGCGCTTGCCGGAAACCCCGGCAAGCGAGCCCTGAATAAAGATGAACCTGTTTTTACGCCCATCAAAGGTGTTGAGCCACCGGAGTGGTTCGCTGAAGAAGATCTCCCTCTCGCCACGATCATGTGGCAACTGACAACCAAAGAACTCTGCGGTCAGGGCTTGCTGTGCGTGACTGACCTCGCGGTGCTTGAGCGGTGGTGCGTGGCCTATGAGTTCTGGCGACGTGCCGTGAAAAATATTGCCAGCCAGGGCAACACCATTACCGGTGCAATGGGCGGTATGGTCAAAAACCCGGAGCTGACCGCCAAGAAAGAACAGGAGTCCGAGATGAGCAGCACGGGGGCAATGCTCGGACTCGACCCCAGCAGCCGCCAGCGTCTGATTGGCCTGGCGGGGCAGAAGAAAGCCACTAACCCGTTTCTGAAAATCATCGAGTCATGAGCCGGAAATCTTACCCCAACGTAAATGCTGCCAATCAGTATGCCCGGGATGTCGTGCGCGGAAAGATTGTTGCCTGCCAGTTTGTGATTCAGGCCTGCCAGCGCCATCTTGATGACCTGATGGTGGAAAAAAGTAAGTCGTTTCGTTACCGCTTCGACAAGGACCTGGCTGAACGGGCTGCGAAATTTATTCAGCTGTTGCCGCACACCAAGGGTGAGTGGGCATTCAAACGGATGCCCATCACGCTGGAGCCGTGGCAGCTCTTTGTGATCTGCTGTGCGTTTGGCTGGGTCAATAAAGGCTCCCGGCTGCGCCGCTTCAGGGAGGTGTATACCGAAATCCCCCGTAAGAACGGCAAATCGGCAATCTCTGCCGGTGTTGCCCTGTATTGTTTTGCCTGTGATAACGAGTTTGGCGCGGAAGTGTATTCCGGTGCCACGACAGAGAAACAGGCGTGGGAAGTCTTTCGCCCGGCGCGACTGATGTGTAAACGCACACCCATGCTGACGGAAGCGTTCGGGATTGAGGTTAACGCCTCAAACATGAACCGTCCGGAGGATGGCGCGCGGTTTGAACCGCTGATCGGCAACCCCGGTGATGGTTCATCACCCCACTGTGCCGTGGTTGATGAATATCACGAGCATGCCACCGATGCGCTTTATACCACAATGCTTACCGGGATGGGGGCGCGACGTCAGCCACTGATGTGGGCCATCACTACCGCCGGGTACAACATTGAGGGGCCGTGCTACGACAAGCGGCGGGAAGTCATCGAGATGCTCAACGGCTCGGTGCCTAACGATGAACTGTTCGGGATCATCTATACCGTTGATGAAGGAGACGACTGGACCGACCCGCAGGTGCTGGAAAAAGCTAACCCGAATATTGGCGTGTCGGTTTATCGCGAATTTTTGTTAAGTCAGCAGCAGCGTGCGAAAAATAACGCCCGTCTGGCAAACGTCTTTAAAACAAAACACCTCAATATCTGGGTGTCGGCGCGTTCGGCGTATTTCAACCTGGTGAGCTGGCAGAGCTGCGAGGATAAATCACTGACCCTTGAGCAGTTCGAGGGGCAGCCGTGCATTCTGGCCTTTGACCTGGCGCGTAAGCTGGATATGAACAGCATGGCGCGACTTTATACCCGCGAGATTGACGGTAAAACGCATTACTACAGTGTGGCCCCGCGTTTCTGGGTACCGTATGACACGGTGTACAGCGTCGAGAAAAATGAAGATCGCCGGACAGCCGAACGCTTTCAGAAATGGGTGGAAATGGGCGTCCTGACCGTTACCGATGGTGCAGAGGTGGATTATCGCTACATCCTCGAAGAGGCCAAAGCGGCGAACAAAATCAGCCCGGTCAGCGAGTCACCCATCGACCCCTTCGGGGCGACCGGGCTCTCACATGACCTTGCTGATGAAGACCTGAACCCCGTCACCATCATTCAGAACTACACCAACATGTCCGACCCGATGAAAGAGCTGGAAGCGGCAATTGAATCGGGGCGCTTTCATCATGATGGCAATCCCATCATGACCTGGTGTATCGGCAACGTGGTCGGCAAAACCATTCCGGGTAACGATGATGTGGTGAAGCCCGTCAAAGAGCAGGCGGAAAACAAAATCGATGGTGCAGTTGCGCTGATTATGGCGGTTGGCAGAGCCATGCTGTACGAGAAAGAAGACACGCTGTCTGACCACATTGAGTCCTATGGGATCCGCTCGCTTTAACTGAGGTAATTATGATCATGCTGATTCTCGCGCCTCTGGTGGGCGTGCTGGGTGCGCTTTTGCTGGCGTATGGTGCCTGGCTGATTTATCCCCCGGCGGGGTTTGTTGTTGCCGGGGCGCTGTGCCTGTTCTGGTCGTGGCTGGTGGCGCGATATCTCAACCGTACACAGCCGTCTGTCGGCGGAGGTAAATAGTGTTCTTTTCGGGATTATTTCAACGAAAAAGTGACGCACCGGTGACCACGCCAGCAGAGCTGGCGGATGCTATCGGGCTGTCATATGACACCTATACCGGAAAGCAGATCAGCAGCCAGCGGGCCATGCGACTGACGGCGGTTTTTTCCTGCGTCAGGGTGCTGGCGGAGTCGGTCGGGATGTTGCCCTGCAACCTGTATCACCTGAACGGCAGCCTGAAACAGAGAGCCACCGGCGAACGTCTGCATAAACTGATCTCCACGCATCCCAATGGCTATATGACGCCGCAGGAGTTCTGGGAGCTGGTGGTCACCTGTCTGTGCCTGCGAGGAAACTTTTACGCCTACAAAGTGAAAGCATTTGGCGAAGTGGCTGAACTGCTGCCCGTCGATCCCGGCTGTGTGGTACCGAAGCTTAACAGTAGCTGGGAGCCGATCTATCAGGTCACATTCCCGGATGGCTCCACGGATGTACTGAGCCAGGAGGATATCTGGCATGTGCGCACGCTGACGCTGGACGGACTGGTGGGGCTGAATCCCATCGCCTATGCCCGCGAGGCAATATCGCTGGCAGCTGCGACCGAAGAGCACGGGGCCAGACTGTTCAGCAATGGCGCGGTGACGTCGGGTGTGTTGCGTACAGAGCAGACGCTGTCAGATCAGGCTTATGAGCGCCTGAAGAAAGATTTTGAGGAGCGTCACACCGGGCTTGGCAATGCTCACCGCCCGATGATCCTTGAGATGGGGCTGGACTGGAAGTCGATGGCGCTGAACGCCGAGGACAGCCAGTTCCTGGAAACCCGCAAGTTTCAGCTTGAAGAAATCTGTCGTCTGTTCCGGGTGCCGTTGCACATGGTGCAGAACACCGATCGCGCCACCTTCAACAATATCGAAGAGCTGGGGCTGGGATTTATCAACTATTCACTGGTGCCGTATCTGACCCGCATCGAACAGCGGATCAACACCGGACTGGTACGAAAAAGTAAGCAGGGCGTTTATTACGCCAAATTTAACGCCGGGGCGTTACTGCGCGGGGATATGAAGTCCCGTTTTGAAGCCTACGCCACCGGGATCAACTGGGGAATTTACTCTCCCAATGACTGCCGCGACCTGGAAGATATGAATCCGCGTCCCGGTGGTGATGTCTATCTCACACCGATGAACATGACCACGAAACCCTCCGATGGCAGTAAAGCCGGTAAGCAGAAGGATAACGCCAATGCAGACGAAACAACGTCTTGATGTACCGCTGAGTCTGAAATCTGTCAGTGACTCCGGTGAGTTTGAAGGGTATGGCTCCGTCTTTGGTGTAAAGGACAGCCACGATGATGTGGTGATGTCCGGGGCATTTGCTGCTTCCCTGCGGGCGTGGAGTGACAGAAAAGCGTTACCTGCGCTGCTCTGGCAGCACCGCATGGATGAACCCATCGGTGTTTACACCGAAATGAAGGAAGACGATGTCGGGCTTTACGTCAGGGGACGGTTGCTTATTGATGATGATCCCCTCGCAAAACGCGCACATGCACACATGAAGGCCGGTTCGTTAACCGGCCTTTCTATTGGGTACGTCCTGAAAGACTGGGAATACGACCGGAGCAAAGAAGCCTTTCTGCTGAAAGAAATCGACCTCTGGGAAGTCAGCCTGGTGACGTTCCCGTCTAACGACGAGGCGCGGATCAGCGACGTCAAGAACGCACTGGCCCGCGGGGAAATCCCCGAACAGAAAAAAATCGAAAGAGTCCTGCGTGATGTCGGACTCTCCCGCACCCAGGCCAAAGCATTCATGGCCGGGGGCTATAGCGCACTGTCCCTGCGCGACGCTGAGGATGTGGGCTCTGCACTGAATGCACTGAAAAATCTGAACTTCTAATCAGGAGAAATACGATGGCGGTTGATATTAAAGATGTCGAACAGGTCGCGCAGGAGCTGCAGCAGAAGTTTGACGACTTCAAAGCAAAGAACGACAAGCGCGTGGATGCGATTGAGCAGGAAAAAGGCAAGCTTGCCGGGCAGGTGGAAACCCTGAACGGGAAACTCAGCGAGCTGGAAAATCTCAAAAGCGACCTTGAAAAAGAGCTGCTTGAGCTGAAACGTCCGGCAGGTGGAGCGCAAAATAAACTGGCCACCGAGCATAAAGAGGCGTTTGTGGGCTTCCTGCGTAAAGGCCGTGAAGACGGTCTGCGCGATCTGGAGCGTAAGGCATTGCAGGTGGGTACCGATGAAGACGGTGGCTACGCCGTGCCGGAAGCACTGGATCGCAACATTCTTAACCTGCTGAAAGATGAAGTGGTGATGCGTCAGGAAGCCACGGTGATCACCGTTGGCGGTTCCGACTACAAAAAACTGGTGAATCTGGGCGGTACGGCTTCCGGATGGGTGGGGGAAACGGATACGCGATCCCAGACTGCCACCTCCAGACTGGAGCTGATTGAACCTCTCATGGGGGAAATCTACGGCAACCCGCAGGCTACCCAGAAAATGCTGGACGATGCCTTCTTCAACGTGGAGGCCTGGATCAACAGCGAGCTGGCAACCGAATTTGCCGAACAGGAAGAAATTGCCTTTACCTCAGGCGATGGCACCAAGAAGCCGAAAGGGTTCCTGGCGTATGAATCCACTGATGAAACCGACAAGGTCCGGGCGTTCGGCAAACTTCAGCATATTGTATCCGGCGAAGCGACCGCGGTGACTGCAGACGCCATTATCAAACTGATTTACACGCTGCGTAAGGCACACCGCACTGGCGCGAAGTTCATGATGAACAACAACAGCCTGTTTGCCATCCGTCTGCTGAAAGACACCGAGGGTAACTATCTGTGGCGTCCGGGGCTGGAACTGGGGCAGCCGTCCTCTCTGGCGGGTTACGGTATCGCTGAAAACGAACAGATGCCGGATATCGCCGCTGATGCGAAAGCCATTGCATTTGGTAACTTCAAACGGGGTTACACCATCGTTGACCGTATCGGCACCCGCATTCTGCGTGACCCGTACACCAATAAACCGTTTGTCGGTTTTTATACCACCAAGCGCACCGGCGGGATGCTGGTCGATTCGCAGGCCATCAAACTGCTGAAGATTGCAGCGGCGTAATCACTCAGGGGCGTGGAACCGCGCCCCCTGTTCTGACGGGTGAAGAATCATGATCCTGAAACAAGATCTGAAATGGTCACCGGACGGTATGCGTGTTGAGGTCATTCGGGCCGGTGAGTATGACGACGGGGCGCTTCCTGCCCGGGTGCAGGAGATTGCACTTCAGGCCGGGTTAGCAGAGCGCGGAACCAGTGCAAAAAGCAGTAAAGCGGCAAAAGAGAAAAAAGCCACGACCAGTAAAGAGGGCTGAGTATGCTTCTGACAATGGAAGAGATTAAAGCCCAACTCCGGCTGGATGAGGATTTCGATGCTGATGACCGCCATCTGCAACTGCTGGCCTGTGCGGCGCAAAAGCGGACGGAAACGTATCTGAACCGGAAGCTCTATGCACCGGATGAAACCATTCCGGACAGCGATCCGGACGGGCTGCACCTGCCGGATGATATTCGTCTGGGGATGCTGATGCTTATCAGCCATTTTTACGAAAACCGCTCGTCGGTTACGGAAGTGGAGAAACTCGACATGCCGCAGAGTTTTGGCTGGCTTGTCGGCCCGTACAGGTACTTTCCGCAATGAAAATTCGTCAGGCGCAGACCAGCGCAACCTACATTCTGCCGGACCCCGGTGAACTGAATAAACGCGTCCTGATCCGCCAGCGGGTGGATATGCCCGCGGATAACTTTGGCGTGGAGCCTCAATACCCGGTTACGTTCCGGGCATGGGCGAAGGTTATCCAGACCAGTGCCACCACCTGGCAGGAAACCGCGCAGACCGGGGACGCCATCACCCATTACATCACCATTCGTTACCGCCGGGGGATCACTGCTGATTATGAGGTGGTCTGTGATGACAGTGTGTACCGGGTGAAACGTCAGCGTGATCTGAACGGGGCGCGGCGCTTTCTGCTGCTGGAGTGTACGGAGCTGGGCGAATGCAGGCAGAGTCACGGAGGCAGCAATGGCGACTCCCTTTTTTCACGTTGATGTTCAGCAGCCCGCCGAGATGCGCTTTAACCGCGCCCGTGTCCGGCGGGCGTTTGTCACGATTGGGCAGCGTCATATGCGTGATGCCCGTCGGCTGGTGATGCGCCGTGCGCGGTCGGCACCAGGTGAAAACCCCGGTTATCAGACCGGACGCCTGGCTCGTTCGATTGGTTATATGGTGCCGAGAGCCAGTAAAAAGCGAGCCGGTTTTATGACACGCATTGCCCCTAACCAGCGCAACGGGAAGGGGAACCGGATGATCTCTGGTGACTTCTATCCGGCATTTCTGTTTTTTGGTGTCCGGGGAGGAGCAAAACGTCGTCGTAGTCATCATCGTGGTGCATCCGGTGGCAGCGGCTGGCGACTGGCTCCACGTAATAACTTCATGGTGGAAACTCTTGAAAAGAACCGCAGCTGGACACGCTATTTTCTGGCGCGGGAATTGCGTAAATCACTGAAGCCGGAGCGACGACACAGATGAAACTGACGCCTGTTATTGCTGCGCTGCGTGCCCGCTGCCCGTATTTTGAAAACCGGGTGGCAGGCGCGGCACAGTTCAAAAATCTGCCGGAGGTCGGAAAGCTGAGACTCCCGGCGGCGTATGTGGTACCGGGTGATGACTCTCCGGGAGAAAACAAAAGCCAGACCGACTACTGGCAGGAGCTGAAAGAGGGCTTCTCCGTGGTTGTCATACTGAGTAACGGGCGTGATGAGCGCGGTCAGTTTGCCTCGTATGATGTGGTGGACGATGTCCGGCAGATGCTCTTTAAGGCCCTGCTGGGCTGGAACCCGGAAGCGTGCGGTAACCCGATTACCTATGACGGCGGCACGCTGCTGGATCTGAATCGTCATGAGCTGATTTATCAGTTCGATTTTTCGGTCATCAGCGAGCTGACTGAAGACGATACCCGCCAGCAGGATGATCTGAACAGTCTGGATGAACTGCAAACGCTGGCGATTGATGTTGATTATCTCGAGCCCGGTAACGGGCCTGACGGCGATATCGAACATCACACCGAAATAACCCTTCCTTCCTGAGGATCCTCATGTTTGTCAAACCTGTTAAAGGGCGGTCAGTTCCTGACCCTGCCCGCGGCGACCTTTTGCCCGCCGAAGGGCGAAATGTTGACGAGAACAACTACTGGCTGCGCCGTGAAGTAGCGGGTGATATCCGGCGCGTGAATAAAAAGGTGAACACCGATGACGATAAGCTTTAACACCATTCCGTCGAATACGCTGGTTCCGCTGTTTTATGCGGAAATGGATAATCAGGCGGCGAATACTGCACAGGACAGCGGAGCATCGCTGCTGATTGGTCATGCCAATAACGGTGCGGAGATTGTTGCCAACAGTCTGGTACTGATGCCGTCGGCAGACTATGCACGCCAGATTTGTGGTGCGGGAAGTCAGCTGGCGCGTATGGTCGAGGCTTATCGCCAGACCGACCCGTTTGGCGAGCTGTATGTGATTGCCGTTCCTGAATCCACGGGCGCGGCGGCAACGGTTACGCTGACGGTGACCGGCGCGGCAACCGAAACCGGCACGGTGAATGTTTATGTGGGACGTACCCGCGTGCAGGCACCGGTGACCAACGGCGATAACGTTGCGACGATTGCCAGCAGTATCCAGGATGCCATCAATGCCGTTCCGACCCTGCCGTTTACGGCTTCATCTTCGGCAGGCGTGGTCACACTGACCGCGCGTCATAAGGGGCTTTGCGGGAATGAAATTCCTGTCAGCCTCAATTACTACGGCTTTGGTGGGGGCGAAGTGCTGCCAGCGGGCGTACAGATTGCCGTGGCGACGGGTACCGCCGGAACGGGCGCTCCTGTTCTCACCGGCGCGGTGGCTGCAATGGCGGATGAGCCGTTTGATTATATCGGCCTGCCGTTCAACGACACAGCCTCCGTTAACACGCTGGTGACCGAGATGAACGATACCAGCGGTCGCTGGAGCTATGCGCGTCAGCTGTATGGTCATGTGTATACGGCAAAGATCGGCACGCTGTCAGAACTGGTGACCGCAGGTGACCAGTTTAACCAGCAGCACATTACCCTGGCGGGGTACGAAAAAGAGACCCAGACGCCTGCCGACGAGCTGGCGGCAAGCCGTACCGCCCGCGCAGCGGTGTTTATCCGCAACGATCCGGCACGTTCCACGCAGACCGGTGAGCTGGTGGGTATGCTGCCTGCGCCGAAGGGGAAACGGTTCACGATGACCGAACAACAGACCCTGCTGTCTCATGGCGTGGCAACGGCGTATGTCGAAAGCGGGGTACTGCGCATTCAGCGTGATGTCACCACGTACAGGAAAAACGCTTACGGGGTTGCGGATAACAGCTACCTCGACAGCGAGACGCTGCATACCAGTGCGTATGTACTGCGCAAACTGAAATCCGTCATTACCAGTAAGTACGGGCGTCACAAGCTTGCCAGCGACGGTACCCGCTTTGGTCCCGGTCAGGCGATTGTCACCCCGGCGGTGATCAAAGGGGAACTGCTGGCAACCTACCGTCAGCTCGAGCGTGCGGGGATCGTGGAAAACTACGAACTGTTCAAGCAGTACCTGATTGTGGAGCGTGATGCCAGCGATCCGAACCGCCTGAACACGCTGTTCCCGCCTGACTATGTTAACCAGTTGCGTGTCTTTGCCGTGGTTAACCAGTTCCGTCTTCAGTATTCAGAGGAGTCTGCATAATGGCCCGTATCGGGGGAACCTGTTATTTCAAAATTGACGGTCAGCAGCTATCGCTGACCGGCGGCATTGAGGTGCCCATGAACAAAACGGTTAACGATGACATCATCGGTCTGGACGGTTCAGTGGACCGCAAGGAAACTCACCGTGCGCCTTATGTCAAAGGGACCTTCAAGGTGCCGAAGAATTTTCCGGTGAGCAAAATCACCTCGTCTGATGAGATGACCATCACTGCCGAGCTGGCGAACGGTCAGGTCTATGTATTGTCGTCCGCCTGGCTGCACGGAGAAGCGAACCATAATGCCGAAGAAGGCACGGTTGATCTTGAGTTCCACGGTGAAGAAGGGGATTACCAGTGATTGAGCTTGTACTTAAAAAACCGATCATCGCCCACAAAGAAACACTGCATGTGCTGGAAATACGTGAGCCTACGTATGACGAGATTGAGGCGCTGGGGTTCCCTTTCTCTGTTTCGCCTGATGGTGGTATGAAAATGGACAGTCAGGTGGCGCTGAAATATATCCCGCTTCTGGCCGGGATCCCGCGCTCGTCTGCAGCGCAGATGACGAAGCTGGATATTTTCAAGGCAGGCATGATTGTAATGCGTTTTTTTACCGGCTTGGAGACGGAAGAGAGCTCCGGAAGCGATTCTACAATGTCGCGTGGTTCTGGAAATTAAACCCCCTTGAACTTCGCCGGACGGCTATTTCCCACTTTGCTGATCTGGAGGCAGAGGCTGTCCGTATAAATGAGGAGATGAAGCATGGCTGATAATTTTCAGCTGAAAGCCATCATCACCGCTGTTGACAGGCTGTCCGGCCCGCTTAAAGGTATGCAGCGTCAGCTTAAGGGATTTCAGAAAGAAGTCTCCAGCCTTGCTCTGGGCGCTGCCGGGGCGGGTACTGCAATAATGGGGGCACTGGCACTCCCTGTAAAATCAGCCATCACCCTTGAATCGAAGATGGCTGATGTCCGCAAAGTGGTGGACGGTCTGGATACGCCGGATGCGTTTAAGGCCATGACGGAGCAGGTACGCGCTTTGTCTACTGAGCTTCCCATGTCTGCAGACGGGATCGCGGAAATTGTGGCGGCTGGCGGTCAGGCCGGGATTGCACGTGATGAACTGATGCAGTTTGCCACTGATGCGGTGAAGATGGGCGTGGCCTTTGATACCACGGCTGAAGAGTCCGGGCAGATGATGGCCCAGTGGCGTACTGCGTTTAATATGACGCAGGATGAAGTGGCCGGGCTGGCTGACAAAATCAACTACCTTGGTAATACCGGCCCGGCGAACGCGAAGAAAATCTCCGATATTGTTACGCGTATTGGTCCTTTAGGTGGTGTTGCAGGTGTGGCTTCCGGCGAAATCGCGGCAATGGGGGCAACCATTGCCGGGATGGGCGTGGAGTCAGAAATTGCCGCCACAGGGATCAAGAACTTCATGCTTTCCCTGACCGCGGGAAATTCTGCGACAAAATCGCAGAAACAGGCATTGCGTTTTCTGCGGATCAATCCGAAGAAATTAGCTGCTGATATGCAGAAAGATGCCCGGGGCACCATGCTGTCTGTACTGGATGCGATGGCTAAAGTGCCTAAAGAAAAACAGGCAGCTGTGCTGAATGCCCTGTTCGGGAAAGAGTCTCTGGGCGCGATAGCACCTCTGCTGACTAACCTTGATTTGTTGCGTACCAACTTCAGGCGGGTTGCGGATTCCCAGCAGTATGGCAGTTCGATGCAGAAGGAATATGCTTCGAGGGCAGCGACGACGGAAAACCAGCTTTTACTTCTGCAAAATCAACTTGATGCCATTTCTTCCACGCTGGGGGAAACGTTTCTTCCTGAGGTTAATGATGGTCTTGAAGCGGTAAAACCGCTCCTTGAGGAAGTGAGAACGTTTGTTCGTGAAAACCCGGAGCTCGTTAAGACCATTGCTAAAATCGGTCTGGCCTTACTGACGGTGGGAGCCGCTGCAGGCTCTTTGTCCAGAATTATGAAAGTTCTCGGCGGTGTGATGAATATGACGCCTGCTAAGGGGTTGATTGCTCTTCTGGTTGGTGGCGCTTACCTCATTATTGATAACTGGGAAACCGTAGGTCCTGTCATAAAAAAAGTCTGGCACGTGGTGGATGAAACGGCGCAGGCGATGGGGGGATGGGAAACTGTTCTGAAAGCGATTGCCCTGTTTATGGCAACCAAATGGGTTGCTGACGTTACCAAATCCATTACCGCAGTGACCAGAGAGATGCGTACGCTGGGGAAGGTATCGGCAGAAACGGGATTGATGGGGAAAGGCCGCGGCTTTATCGGGAAGGCCGGGGTATATGGTTTTCTGGGAACCCTGATGTATGAGCCGGTTAAAGATACTCTGGAAAGTGTTATTCCTGAAGATACGGTTAACTGGCTGGATAATAAAGGGCTGTTTCTGGCTTCAGACTGGACGCCTTTTTTTGATCGTAAAGAGTACGAGCAGTATCAGGCCAGCCTGAGTCAGTACAAACCCAATGTTCCGCTGTTGAATCCATCTTCTTCCATGACACAGCACAGCGAGCTGAAAGTCACGTTCGAGAATGCTCCGCCAGGTATGAAGATAATTGATGTACCGGGCAAAGCCGATCCCCTGATGAAAATCACGCACGATGTGGGGTATTCTCCATTCAGACGATAATATAACTACTTTAATCAAGTAGGGTTATTGAGTGGTAAAGTTTGTGCTGAATGTAGGAGAGAATATGAAGAAAATGTTTATATTGTTGTTGGCTGTAGGACTGCCATTAAACTCCTTTGCGAAGCCAGTAACGGAAAAGCAGCTTGCTACATACTTTATAGATAACGTTAAAACTTCAGCGGATAAGAATATAGATCTAGATGTAGAGGGAATAAATAGACTGTCTGTAATATGCCCAGCAAAGTCGGCAAGTGGAACTCTTTTAATAAAAAAAGCATCCTACGAGTTTAATAAAAGCATTGGTGCTTTTGATTTTAAAAATAACTCACAATCTGCACCATTGACTTTTATTGTACCAATTAGTGAGGATGAAAATAACTTTGACTCGGAAATTATTGGTTTCTCTTTTGCATTTAAAATGCCAAGAGGGCAATTCTTTGTTGATGTTACGAAAACAGGGAAGGTAAAGGCTGGCGTAAATATTAGTGGTGAAAGCGGAATTACTTATTCATCATGTAGAATAGATACTCATAATGTTGATTATGATCGTTAATTTTATTACCTAATAAAAAACCGCGTTTACACGCGGTTTTTATTTGAGGTGACGCCATGGATTTTTCTCATATTTCTTCGTACCTATCCTCTGATTCTCGAAGTGGCTGGCGTGAAAAGCTACTTGAAGCATCATTTCGAGGTGTGCCGTTTAAGGTTGAAGAAGAAAGTGCGGGAACCGGTCGTCGTGTGGAAACACATGAATACCCGAACCGCGACAAGCCCTATACCGAAGATCTGGGAAAAGTCACTTTCCGCCCGTCCATCACAGCTTATGTGGTGGGAGATGACTGCTTTGACCAGCGCGATCGCCTGATTGAAGCGCTGAATAAACCCGGTCCCGGCACGCTTGTCCATCCGACTTACGGTGAGCTGAAAGTCTGTGTTGACGGGGAAGTTCGGGTCAGCACATCGAAGAGTGAAGGGCGTATTGTCCGTTTTGACCTGAAGTTTGTCGAAGCAGGAGAGCTCTCTTACCCCACTTCAGGTGCGGCGACGGCGCAGACGCTGATGTCATCCTGTTCTGCACTGGATGACTGCATCAGTGACAGCTTCAGTGGTTTCAGTATCGATGGTGTGGCGGATTTCGTGCAGAACGACGTTATCGGTAATGCCAGCATAATGCTGGGGTATGTTTCTGATGCGATGAAAGTGGTGGATTCTGCCGTATCGGATGCCGCCAGGCTGTTGCAGGGGGATATCTCGGTACTTCTGCCGCCGCCATCGTCAGGCAAAAATTTCGTTGAGCAGGTGCAGAAAATGTGGCGTACCGGGAAACGCCTTTATGGTAACGCCAGCGACCTGGTCACCATGATCAAAACGCTTTCCGGTGTCAGCCTCGGCAGCGATCTGCAACCGCGCGGCGTCTGGAAAACGGACAGTAAAACCACCGCCACGGCGACGCAGCAGCGTAACGTGGTTGCCAGCACCCTTCGTACGACCGCAATCAGCGAAGCGGCGTATGCCGTCACCCGATTGCCTGCGCCAACAACTTCCGCGGTGATGCAGAATTCCGCAGTGGGGCAGGCAACAACACCCGCGCAGAGCACTGGCTGGCCTTCCGTCACGCATCCGGCACTGAACAATGCACCGGCGGTGAAAAACACGGTTGACCTGCCGACGTGGGAAGAACTGACTGACATTCGCGACACACTGAATACGGCAATTGATAAGGAGTTGTCCCGTACAACCAGTGATGCGCTGTTTCTGGCGCTGCGCCGGGTGAAAGCAGATCTGAATGCGGATATCAACACGCGCCTTGAACAGTCTGCACGGATCATTCAGCGCACACCGGATGAGGTTTTACCCGCGCTGGTGCTGGCGGCGACCTGGTTTGATAACGCGGCGCGTGACGCGGACATTATCCGGCGTAATGCCATTACGCATCCCGGCTTTGTGCCGGTGATCCCTCTGAAGGTGCCAGTGCAATGAACGACAATGTCACGCTACGGGTAAATGGCCGGGAGTGGAATGGCTGGACATCGGTGCGCATCGGTGCCGGTATTGAACGGCTGGCGCGGGATTTCAGTGTGGAGATCACCCGCCAGTGGCCGGGAGATGAGGGTATTACCACGCTTCAGCCGCGCATTAAAAACGGTTCAAAAGTGGAGGTGCTGATTGGTGATGAGCTGGTGATCACCGGCTGGGTGGAGGCGACGCCCGTTCGTTACGATGCCCGTTCGGTCAGCACCGGTATTGCCGGACGCAGTCTGACCGCTGACCTGATTGACTGTGCAGCCGAACCGACACAGTTTAACGGACGATCGCTGGTACAGATTGCGCAGGCGCTTGCTGCGCCTTTCGGCATTGAGGTGGTGAACAACAGTGCGCCGTCGGGTGTTATTCCTGATGTCCAGCCTGATCACGGCGAAACGGTGATTGAGGTGATCAACAAAATACTCGGTCAGCAGCAGGCACTGGCTTACGACGACCCGCACGGCAGGCTGGTGATTGGCGGTATTGGCTCAACGCGGGCACATACTGCGCTGGTACTCGGGGAAAACATCCTTTCCTGCGATACGGAGAAGAGTATCCGGGAGCGGTTTTCTGTTTACCAGGTGGCGGGGCAGCGTGCCGGAAACGACGATGATTTCGGTGAGGCCACCACCACCGCGCTGCGGGCCCGCACAGAGGACGCATTTATTGCCCGTTACCGTCCGATGTATATCAGGCAGACAGGGCAGGCTACGGGGGCAGGCTGTATTGCGCGTGCTGACTTTGAAGCCCGACAACGGGCGGCGCGGACGGATGAAACCACCTATGTGGTGCAGGGCTGGCGACAGGGTAACGGTACGCTGTGGCAGCCCAACCAGCGGGTGATTGTCTTCGATCCGGTCTGTGGTTTTGACAATACCGAACTGCTTGTCTCGGAAGTCACGTTTACTCAGGACCAGAACGGCACCCTGACGGAAATCCGTGTCGGCCCACCTGATGCTTATCTGCCTGAACCCGAAGCCCCCGGCGTGCGGAAAAAGAAAAAAGCCAGAGTACAGGAGGACCCGTTCTGATGAGGACGATTGAAGCCATGCAGCGACAACTCCTCGGCCTGATTGGGCGAGCCGTGGTGAAAAGCATCAGTGCCGCCACGAAATGTCAGACCGTGGATGTGTCCCTGATTGCCGGTGAACCCAAAGCCGGGGTTGAACATCTTGAACCCTACGGTTTTACCGCAAGGGCAAACAGCGGTGCGGAAGCGGTAGTGTTGTTTCCGGATGGCGACCGTTCTCATGCGGTGGTTGTTACGGTGTCGGACCGGCGCTACCGCCTGAAAGGGCTGCAGACGGGTGAGGTGGCTGTCTATGACGATCAGGGGCAGTCCGTGACGCTGACCCGGGAGGGGATCGTGGTGGACGGTGCAGGTAAAACGATCACGTTTCGCAATTCACCTAAAGCACGTTTTGAAATGGACCTGGAAGTGACAGGACAGGTGAAAGACCTGTGCGACTCCGGCGGCACCACCATGTCAGCGATGCGGCTTGCCTATAACGGGCATCGTCACAGAGAGAACGGTCAGGGCAGTAACACCGACAAACCGGATAAAGCGATGGAGGCATGATGGAACTGTGGCTGACGGTGAACGGTAAACGCACCTGCGCCAGCGCACCGCTGGATCCGCTGACCCGCGCCGTGGTGATTTCCCTGTTTACCTGGCGGCGGGCGGAGCCTGATGACAACGCCGACGTCCCGATGGGATGGTGGGGGGATACCTGGCCTGCGGTACAGAATGACCGTTACGGCTCCCGGCTGTGGCTGCTTCAGCGCAGCAAACTGACCAATCAGCTGGTGCAGACGGTAAGGGGGTATATCCGCGAATGCCTGCAATGGATGATTGATGACGGCGTGGTGTCCCGTATTGATCTGGATATCCGCCGCACCGGGATTAATGAACTGGGTAACAGTATCACTCTCTGGCGTCGTGACGGACCGGTAATGATTTCTTTTGATGATCTGTGGAGTGCGATAACGCATGGCGGACAGTGAATTTCAGCGCCCGACGCTGGCAGAAAATATCAGTATGCTCCGTAACGATTTATTCGCCAGGCTGGACGTCAGCGACACGCTCCGGCGCATGGATGAAGACGTGCGGGCAAAGGTGTATGCGGCGGCGCTGCATACGGTTTACGGTTACATCGATTATCTGGCAATGAACATGCTGCCTGACCTGTGCGATGAGTCCTGGCTGGCGCGACATGCTGCGATGAAACGGTGTCCGCGCAAGGGGGCCACGGCTGCCAGCGGGTATATGCGCTGGGAAGGTGTCAGCGATGGCCTGAAGGTGACTGCCGGGAGTGTTATTCAGCGCGATGACCTGGTTCAGTACACGGCAACTGCCGATGCAACCAGCTCCGGTGGTGTCCTGCGCGTGCCGATCGCCTGCTCAAGTGCAGGCGCGGTCGGTAACGCTGACGACGGTACGGCATTAATCCTGGTCACGCCGGTGAATGGTCTGCCGTCTTCCGGTGTGGCAGATACCCTGACTGGCGGATTCGATACTGAAGATCTGGAAACGTGGCGCGCCCGCGTCATTGAGCGGTATTACTGGACGCCGCAGGGCGGGGCTGACGGGGACTATGTCGTCTGGGCTAAAGAAGTGCCCGGCATTACCCGCGCATGGACATACCGTCACTGGATGGGAACGGGGACTGTCGGTGTGATGATTGCCGGCAGTGACCTGATTAATCCCATTCCGGAAGAATCAACGGAAACGGCGGCAAGACAACACATTGAGCCACTGGCCCCGGTGGCAGGCTCTGATTTGTATGTGTTCAGGCCGGTGGCGCATACGGTGGATTTTCATATCCGCGTGACGCCGGACACACCGGAAATACGAGCCGCCATCACTGCTGAGTTGCGTTCGTTCCTGCTGCGTGATGGTTATCCGCAGGGAGAACTGAAGGTGTCGCGTATCAGTGAAGCGATTTCCGGTGCGAACGGGGAATACAGCCATCAGTTGCTTGTACCGGCAGACAATATCTCCATTGCGAAAAATGAACTGGCGGTTCTGGGGACGATTTCATGGACGTGACAAACGATGATTACATCCGTCTGTTGTCGGCACTGCTGCCGCCCGGTCCGGCGTGGTCAGCCAGCGATCCGGCGATTGCCGGTGCGGCACCGTCATTAACTCGTGTTCATCAGCGTGCGGATGCCCTGATGCGGGAGCTGGATCCGCGCACCACCACCGAACTGATAAATCGCTGGGAGCGTCTGTGCGGCCTGCCGGATGAATGTATTCCCGCAGGGACACAGACCCTTCGCCAGCGTCAGCAACGACTGGATGCGAAGGTTAACCTGGCGGGCGGCATCAATGAGGATTTTTACCTTGCACAGCTTGCTGCCCTGGGCAGACCAGACGCTACCATCACGCGATACGACAAAAGCACGTTCACCTGCTCATCGGCCTGTACTGACGCGGTGAATGCGCCGGAATGGCGGTATTACTGGCAGGTCAACATGCCAGCCGCCACCAACACCACCTGGATGACATGTGGCGATCCCTGTGATTCCGCACTGCGTATCTGGGGGGACACCGTTGTCGAGTGCGTGCTTAACAAACTCTGCCCGTCGCATACCTACGTAATTTTTAAATATCCGGAGTAATCCATGCATCGTATAGACACGAAAACCGCGCAGAAGGATAAGTTCGGCGCGGGTAAGAACGGTTTTACCCGTGGTAACCCCCAGACCGGCACGCCTGCCACCGATCTGGATGATGACTACTTTGACATGTTGCAGGAGGAACTTTGCAGCGTGGTGGAGGCATCCGGTGCCAGCCTGGAGAAGGGGCGGCACGACCAGTTACTTACCGCACTTCGCGCGCTGCTGTTAAGCCGCAAGAATCCGTTTGGCGATATCAAATCGGATGGCACGGTGAAAACAGCTCTCGAAAACCTTGGATTGCAGACCATTAAACCCGACCCTGTATCCACGAAGATTTTCTCTCCTGATTTGAAAAAATTTCTCCTGGTGTCGAACACCAGTTGGGGAATGTGGAATAACGACACCGGAGCCGCTATCGCTCTACCTGTCACACAAGGGGGGACAGGTCAAACGACTGTTGATGGAGTTAAAGCCGCTTTCGGTATTGATAAATTGCAACCGAAAGGAAACTACGTCATTACGGACGCCAGCACGAAACAATCATTATCTGACGCACTTTCATGCAGATACGGATTAGAGGTTACGGACAGCAATAATATTATCCGTGTTGGTATTTATTCCACGAACAACCAGGCGACCATTACAGGGATTAACGGTAAGGCAATTATCATCCCAGATAAAGCAGGGACAATGGCTCTGGCGGGCGAGTCGGTTTCAGCATTGCGCCTTTCTGCGCCCCGAGAAGTAACTGTTACGACTGCAGATGCCTGGATGAATTTCACAACTAGTGAAATGGTTGTGGGTATTTATATCACCCCGACGCCAGGTGGTGGTGCGTGGGTACTTAACAAAGTAAAAGTCGCAACTCTTCAGGCTTACATTAACGGAGCATGGGTCAATGTCACTCAGTAAAAAATTTGAACGTTACACACCAGATAATCTGAAATATGGCACTGTCAGCTATTCCAGAAACGCAGACGGCGACTGGTATGAGCAACAGAATAACTTTGCTGAAGATACACTAAAAATCCTCTACGACGATGACGGCCGTATTTCAGCGTTTACACGCGATGTTTCCAGCCTTCCTGACCCTGCTGGCTTCTATGTGGTGGAGATTAATGCTGAAACGATTGATACAGATAAACAGCGATTAATCGGTGGAAAACTGGTCGAGTATCAAAAATCGCAGAGCGAGTTAATCGCTGATTCAGAGGCTATGAAGGCAAGCCTGAGGCTGAAAGCTGATTCTGAAATTGCATGGCGGCAGGATGCGGTTGATGCGGGAATAGCGACAGAAGACGAAACCGCCGCTTTGTCAGAATGGAAAAAATACCGGGTCTTACTGATGCGCGTCGATACCTCAAAGCCAGAGTGGCCAGAAAAACCAGCATAGGAACCTTTGAAATATTTTTCTGAATCAGGTGATATTTCGCCTCTTCTCCTGTTTTTACAACAGGAGAAGCACTCATGATTTACGGGTATGTTCGTGTATCAACAAATCATCAGGATACAGAGTTGCAACGTCTTGCACTTGAGTCAGCTGGCTGTGAGCGAATTTATGAAGAATATGCCAGTGGCAGAACAGCTAATCGCCCTGTGTTAAAGGAATTAATTACGGTGATGAAAAGTGGAGATGAGTTGATTGTCTGGAAGTTAGATCGGATATCAACCCTATATAAACGATTTCCTGTTACTGGCATTCAAACGAAATAATTTAAAAGCAATTTAAAGAGTTATTTGTCTAATGTTGGAAGCCGCAGCCACGTCGTATGCAAGAACGTGCTGCGGCTGGCTGGCGAACTTTCGATAGTGCGATTATTGAATGATTTCCAGCCGTTACCGATTTTACGTGTTAATTAGTGAACAAACCACTCGTCAGCAGATTCCCAGGTATCTTTCAGAGTCTCCTGAACAAAAGTTTTTGCAGAATCCTTATCTGCGGTGCGTGTAACAGAAAGGCCATCGTTGCTGGTGGCTTTTACGATCACCTCTACATCGTCATAACGTTTACTGATGCGTCGGGTTAATTCTTCCTTTAACGCATCCACAGCACCGGTTGGCATTTTAGTCATTTTTTCTTTGGCTATGCAGATTTCAATACGCATAAAAGTCCCTCTATACTGTGTTTGTATACAGTATTATTTTTAACTGTATGGATAAACAGTGTCAAGGGGTCTTATTTCTGCTCCTTTGGAGCTCTTCAAAACGATTATGTAAAGATTTCGGATACAGTTCGGTATATACCTGCCATAGCACGTTTAATGAACGATGCCCTGTAACCTGGGCTACTTCCTCAATACTAAAACCAGCCTCAAATAAGCGACTTGCCCCTTCTCTACGCAAATCATGGTATCGCAGATCCTTAATACCTAATTTGCTTCTTACCCTCTGAAATCCCGCAGTAATAGAAGTGCTGTTATATGGAAAAATGAATTCCGATTTTTTGGGCTGTCGTTGGACGATATCCCAGGCTTCCCCAAGCAAGGCTACTTTCATGTGGTTGCCTTCCTTTTTGCGTGGATCTTTCCTGTCTCTTACGAGTATAGATTTTTGTTCCTGGTCGAGATCTTCCCATCGTAACCGGCATACTTCTCCGATTCGCATACAGGACCACACAGAAAATTTGAGGATATCAACGAACGGAATTTTTGAGCATTTATGAGTAGATCGTTGTTGAAGGCCTTCAATGAGCATGTCCAGTTCATCAGATGCTGGTCTACGATTACGACGGTTTGATTTACCAATCAAACCAAGTTTAAGTAGATATGGACGAGCACTTTTCGCCGGGTTTGATGTGTAATTAATTCCGTATACAGGTTTGGCCGCATCCAGAACACTGCCAAGATAACTAACATCGTGGCTGACTGTTGCTGGACCTGCGCCAGCGTTGTTTCTTAGCCTGCAATGTTCAATTACGTCATTTTCTGTCAGTTCAGATAGTTTGATCGCGGAGATGTCACTATCCATAAGCAGTTCCAGCACATATCTTTTAGTACGGCCTGCTTTACCTCCGGCATTTGGGTCATTTAAATATTTGTGTAGTAAGTCACGGACTGTAAGTCCGTCAACTGCATTTGATGATGGAATGCCATATAGATCTAATTCCATCACTTTCTGTGTGCCCCATGTTTTGGCATGAGCATGTTTAGGGAATGTTTTGCTTTCCCTGTAAGTGATAACACCTTTTTCTTTGATAATCACATTACAGCGATAGCGTGGTGTGCCATCGGATTTTAGTCGTTTCTCTATGTTATAGTACGCCATTACACGACCTCGTTATTTCGGGTTCCCATAAAACGTGGGAACCTGTGCGGGAACCTAACGCGAGAAAAATAGCCTGAAATGTTCAAAAATGCACGATAATCATGAAACACAAAAAATTAATCAAACCAGCGTGATGCCTGAAAAAACTGACGTTCACTGGAGTGGTCGGTTTAGTGTTGCACCAATGCTCGACTGGACGGACAGACATTGCCGCTATTTCTTGCGTCTGCTTTCCCGCAATACGTTGCTGTATACCGAAATGGTGACTACAGGGGCGATTATTCACGGTAAAGGTGATTACCTGGCGTACAGTGAAGAAGAACATCCGGTAGCATTGCAACTGGGCGGTAGCGATCCGGCGGCGCTGGCGCAGTGTGCAAAGCTGGCAGAAGCGCGCGGATATGATGAGATCAACCTGAATGTCGGCTGCCCGTCTGACCGGGTGCAGAACGGCATGTTTGGGGCGTGTCTGATGGGTAATGCGCAGCTGGTTGCCGACTGCGTGAAAGCGATGCGCGATGTGGTGTCGATTCCGGTGACGGTGAAAACGCGTATTGGCATCGACGACCAGGACAGCTATGAATTTCTCTGCGATTTCATCAACACCGTTTCCGGCAAAGGCGAGTGTGAGATGTTCATCATCCACGCACGTAAAGCCTGGCTTTCGGGGTTAAGCCCGAAAGAAAACCGTGAAATCCCGCCGCTCGATTATCCGCGTGTGTATCAACTGAAGCGTGACTTTCCGCATCTGACAATGTCGATTAACGGTGGCATCAAGTCGCTGGAAGAGGCTAAAGCGCATTTGCAACATATGGATGGCGTGATGGTCGGGCGCGAAGCGTATCAGAATCCGGGTATTCTGGCGGCGGTAGACCGAGAGATCTTTGGTTCCTCGGATACCGATGCCGATCCGGTGGCGGTAGTGCGCGCCATGTATCCGTACATTGAGCGTGAACTCAGCCAGGGGACGTATCTTGGCCATATTACCCGGCATATGCTGGGCTTGTTCCAGGGTATTCCTGGCGCGCGGCAGTGGCGGCGTTATTTAAGTGAAAATGCCCATAAAGCGGGTGCAGACATTAATGTGCTGGAACACGCGCTCAAACTGGTGGCGGATAAGCGTTAACTTTTCACCAAAAAATAGTCAAATTCACCACGCCCTGCGCACCGTCGCGGGGCGTTTTGCTGTTAAATCAATAGATTATTTTTGGCATGATTCTTGTAATGCCAGCAAGAGATTTCATATTTGGGAGAGCATCATGCTGGAACTACTTTTTGTGATTGGCTTTTTTGTCATGTTGATGGTCACCGGCGTTTCGTTGCTGGGCATTATCGCCGTGCTGGTTGTGGCGACGGCCATTATGTTCCTCGGCGGTATGCTGGCATTGATGATTAAGTTGCTGCCGTGGTTACTCCTGGCGATTGCGGTGGTGTGGGTTATTAAGGCGATTAAAGCACCAAAAGTGCCGAAATATCAGCGTTATGACCGCTGGCGTTACTAA